TATATATTACTTCTTTTTGGCGATAGCGTCTGCTCCAAAGAAAGCTGAAACCAATACTGCAATAGAAGCAAAGTATGTAGGCGCAATGTCTGCGATTAGCTCAGATGCTTGATCCATACCAAAAGCAGATGTGATTGCAATGCCGATCGGATATATCAATAATCCAATAAGAGAGAACCATGCCATCTTACGAATAGCATCTCTCTGTGCATCGGCATCTTCTAGTGCCTTCCGTTTAAATTCAAGATGCATCTCCATCTCTTCTCGAGAGATGTGACCATCGCCATTTGCATCAGCTCCTTCGATTGCATCTGCATCGATAGTTACTGATTTCTTTTCGTCTTCAGCCATTCCTTATGCTCCGTAACGATTGTGATTGCTAATTTCTTTGCATCATCAAATCCATTACGAAGTGAATTGGAACGGTGTCCGTTTTCAATAAACCACTCTAGTGTATTTATATCACTTCCATCAGGCATACTATAACCTGCGGTGAGCTCTTCAAACTCATTACGAAGTGCGAGTAATTCAGTAAGTGATTTCAAATTCTTTCTCCAGTTCTACAAACAGGTATTCGTTAATGTCATCTTTATCACACTGGAAGCGAATACCGATACCTCCAGCCTGTTCCCAACGTTTGATATTATCAATTTTGTCATCGATAAGAATGTTAGGTTTTCCAGTCAAACGATTGACTGCATACTTATGTTTGTTTGAAGTGAAGATACAATTTTCAACTTCAGGCATGAAACCTTTATCTTCAAGCCAACGACGTTTCCAGTAGGCTGAATTGTTATGATCTCCACGAAGAGGAGAGGAGCAAATACCCCAATCACCATCACTAATTACTTTTACAAAATCAACAATTCTTGTCGACTCGAATCCGAAGGTAGGAAGTCGATAGAACCAATCGGTACCAACTAGATCAGCTAATGCTTTCTCTTTTTGTTTGATTGATTTCCAATGTGTGACATTGTTTGCTTTAGCAAAAGCTCCGAAGAAGTCGGCGATTACGCCATCCATGTCAAGATATACAGTCATATTAAAGCTCCTCAAATCCAAATGGTTTTACTACATACCGTTTACCGGTAAACACGTTGCTGATAACATCACCTACTGAGATCGAACGCATTCTAGTGTCGTTATAGCGACGAATACGATCTTCAGGACCAACGTTACCGATGTGAAAAACTTCGTCAAGATCTTTAGCTTCAATTGTGCAAACTGGCCAATAATGACGAACGAAATCGTTGTTAGTTACTTTACCACGTGAAATGTCGAAGTGAAGCTTTGCTTTATCTTCGCTGATGAAGTTACCATCTTTGATAAAGCGATCCAGCTTGACTTGATAGACTGCGAATGTATTCATAATTTAGCTCCTCTTTTATTTTATAGGTATATTATACACTATTCCGGAGCAAATGTACACTAAAAAATGCACTTAATTGAAAAAAAGTTTACGTCTGTCGTATTCTTTTTTCGTATCGATAAGAAGTTGAATGTAGTTATCTCTATGTTCTTTAAACACTAGAGGTTCATTATCATCTACATCCATAATAACAACTGTATTGGTGATAGGCATGCCGGTACGTTCTTCCCACATAACGGCATACCCTGACATCTGCGCAAAATAATTTGAGATCTTATCATGCGTCTTAACACGTTTAGACGTCTTGAAGTCTATAATAGACGGTACGCCATCAAACTCGCCAACACAATCGCATCGACCAGCAAGGCCAAGGTGATGACTGTAAAGAGGAGTCTCAAGACCAAAGATTTTTCCAATCCGCTGGTCCAGAATAGGACGTAAGTTCTCAAGGCTTTGTCGAATGTGTGGGAGATAGTCTGTAGTGTCTTCATTTTTTAGATACCTTTCAATGATGGAGTGGACTTGCGTTCCACGGTTAGCGGCTCGAGAGCCAACACGGTTTGCTTCTTCCTCCCCTACTCGCTTCCTCCACGCAGCGATAGCATCTTCACTTAAAATACTTAGTACTGTTGTAATGCTAGGAAACCGACTACCATCAGGAGCAACGTAAGTCCTACCTGTTGGCTGTGTGTCAGTAACCAGATCATCATACCCCAGATCAATTGTTTCATGTATAAACTCCATTATCTAATACCTAACATTTCCTTGGTCATAATATAATCTCGAAGAAAATCAGAACGAACAATATCATCCCATCCAAATTGGATAACGTTAAAGTTCTTCAATTGTTCGAGTACTCGCATGAACTTCATGACTCCCTCACGTTCATGCCCTTCTTTAAAATCTGATTGGTGATAGTCACCACAAAAAATTACTCTACAGTTATTACCTACACGTGTCATGACAGAATCAAGTTCATGAAAGTTGAGATTTTGCATCTCATCGACAATAATAACAGAGTTATCAATAGTTAATCCACGAATAAAAGACGTAGTCATAAACTCAAACTGATGTGTATGTAATAGTCTTCTATAAGGCTGATCTCCACCTAAGATCTCCATAATAATATTCTTATACGGTGTCTCGAATACTTCCTTCTTCTCTTCGACTGTACCAGGCAAGAATCCCATTTCTCTTGTTGGCACTACAGATCGAAAGAGAGTGATCTTTTCTTCAGGTACCTGTTTATCTGTAATCAATTCAAGAGCGAGATACATTGCAAGGAAAGTCTTACCGGTACCAGCAGAACCAATCAATGCGAGATTCTCACCATCATCCCATGCATCGAATGCCTTCTTTTGATTTTCTGTTAATGGCTCATATTCATAGAGCTCATCTTGTCTGACTGGTGCGGTTTTCATTCAGTATACCATCTAGTTATTTCATCAAGTGCTGTCTGATATGGAGGTAGATTTTTATTAACAGTCCTAGACACTGTCCATCCTAATGAGATATACAGTCTTCTGAATGACCAGAAATCTCGAAGAATCCAGGATGTTGCAAGAGTAAATCGTATTCTCCACCAAAGTTTATTCATGTCTTAATCGTATTATCTCTACCAGATCCTTTTTTAATTTGATTCAATTTATCTTTAAATCCATCCGGAACTTTACCATGTAATGTACCAACACCAGTTACAATCTTTGGCGTTGACAATACTTTAATAATATCTTCATCTTCTAACATAGGAGCTAATTCATGAAATGAGCAATTCACATCCCATTCCTCTCCTGTAGATACTCTACGCAGTGTGTAAGTCGGCATATTTAAACCACTCCGGTACTGATCGCTTGGTCCATACCATAGGAAAGCGATGTTGTTTAGTCTGATAGAATGCACGGTATGCTTTGACTGGATCACCAAGCTCAATGCATTCTGGATTCGATTTCATTGCTAATTTGAAAGGTGTCATTTCACCGTTGCGATATGGTATATTTAGTGGCTTTGTTTCAAGTACTTCGCGTAGTTCGCGATCAGTCTTGTGAATTTTACCATAGCGGAATGTGTATTCTTGACATAGTGCTGCAAAGTGCAGATAGTGCCAGTCATAGTTAGCTGCACTTTCCATAGTCCATATTGTACATGGATGTTTGTGATGCACTGCTTTGTATAATAGAGATTCGAACTGATTGTCAAGCTTGTAGTACTTGACCATAGTTTTACCAGACTTTGATGGACGTTTTTCCATAGTACCATCAAGTATACGATGAGCTGTGGATAGCATTTGAGCAGATTCCACAATCATTTTTGGAACGTGTTTATCGCACTGCCACATAGCAGAAACGATTGGACAATTATCGAGAATAAAAAGATTCATAATGAAATACCCTTACCGACTGATATTTATTATTATAACAAATCGGTAAGGGCATGTACACTCCTATTTTTTACTTTAAGTTGAATATTGAACCTCAGCAATTCGACGTTTTAAGAAATCCTGCTTCTTAAGTATTTTTTTCATTCTATCTACATTCCCTTTCTTTTCAAGTTTGCGAGCGTAGATTTCTAATTCGGTTGCGTCTTTCTTAAGTCTTTCAAGCTGAGCTAATACCATGTGTACTTTTCTCCAAGGGTTGATGTTTACCCTCAGTCTCTCAGTAAGCCAGGAAATGCCTCCTCTACGATGGGCCTTGTGAGACCTTTGGGCTTCTCTTTGTTGATCATACCGATAACGAGTTCAGCATCTTTTGGATGAACTCCTTCAAGAATTCCAATAAACAAGTTTTCGCGTTTATATGCAGGTAGTTCATCACCTGGACCACCTTTCGCGAAGTATGCAAACTTTTTATTTTCTCTTAGGAGATTTGCTGCATGGCTCTGTTCGAGAGCAGCTGTATATGGCGGTGCGCCGGTAGGAAGATTCCACTTGACTGTTGAATCCATTGATCCTCTGATAATATCTTTCAGAGCCCACGTTTCGTTCTCTTTAAGAACTTTGATTTTATCAGCCTTGTTTGGCTTCTTGTTCATTTCTTCGAATACTTCGAAAACATACTGCTTCATTAAATAAACTCCTGTGCACTTTCAATCAAGCGATTCATTCTTTTAGCGACAAGGTAAGGAAACACTTTGCCTTTATTAGACCAAGGGTCTTGCTCCTCATAACTATTTATAATATTCTGTTTTAGATCCTGAGGTGTTTTTGTCAGATCAATCAGTGTTTCATTACGCTGATAGTTACGATACCATGATGCAGCATAGAGCAATTCACCTTCTGCAAGATCTTCAAGGATAGCTTCTTTCTTCTTCTTTGAAAGAGGTGTCTGTCTACGACCTTCTACTAATGTATCATCATCAGATAGAACATTTGGAACACCATCGCCTGTATCACCTTTGAGAATCTTTTCTTGTAGGTTAAGACGTGGATTGTCGTCAACTACAAAC